GGCGACGAGCCAGTCCCAGAGCGCGAATCAGGTACCCCCGGTCGCGTCCGTGAAGTGACTGACGAACAGATTGCGGCGATGTCCCTACGCGAATACGAAGCCCTGTTCGACGAGAACGGGCATCCAAGACCGGGGGTACGTCACCGAGCTACTCGGAGCATCCCCCTCACACAACGTTAGGGGGTTAGCCGATGGCTACCGGCGCACTCGAGTTTGTAGACAAAACGATCGCAGACGGCATCTTCTCGCCCGACATCTGGTCGAAGCAGGTCTTGAGGGCGACCGAGAGCAATCTCGTCATCGCGAACAGCGTCAACCGCTCGTTTGAGTCGGATGCGACGGTCGGTAAGACGGTCAAGGTGGCGTCGATCGGCAACCTCGCCGCTCGAGCGAAGACCGAGAACACCGCGATCGTGTACGAGACCGTTGCCGAAACGGCGACCACGATCACGCTCAACATCTGGAGTTATGCGGCGCTTGGCATCGAGGACATTGCCAAGGTGCAGTCCCAGATAGATTTGAGCTCGGAATACCAGCGCAAGCTCGGCTACGCGTTGGCGAAAGATGTCGATTCCAAGCTCGCCGCGGACTTCGCAGGCTTCTCTGGCGTGGTCGGGACGCTCGGCACGGCAGCGTCTGACGCGAACGTGCTGGCGGCAATCAAGCTGCTCGACGACGCCGACGTGCCCCAGGAAGACCGCTTCTTCATCATGTCGCCCGCCGAGAAGGTGGCGAAGCTGGCGCTCGATCGCTGGAGCAATGCGCTCTATATCGGCACGGGCAATATGCCGGTGAAAAATGGCGAATTAGGGGGGATGTACGGACTTTCACTGAAGGTCACGACTAACCTGGTTAAACCAGCGGCGGGTCAGGCAAACAACGCCATTTTCCACCGCGACGCGCTCGCGCTGGTGATGCAGCGCAGTCCCAAAACCCACACGTTTTATGACATCGACGTGTTTGCCTGGAAGCTGGCCGTCGAATGCATCTACGGCCATCAGGAGATGCGCGACAACTTCGGAATCCTCCTGAACGGCGCCAGTTAATGACCATGACGGAAGCGCCCGAGGCGCCGTCGACGGGCAACGAGTTTCTCGACAAGCTGCTCGATCAGACGGCGCCGGCGGTGTCCATGCCGCGGCGTGGTCAAAACTACAACTACCCGCAGCGTCTGTACCTGAAGCCTGACGGCGTGGTCGTCTCGCTCCAGGGCGACCCGCAGAACCGCGCGTATTACCAGGACAAGGGCTATCGGATGCTGTCGGAGACCGCTGGTCGCGACGGCGTCAGCGAAGCGCAGCACTACCGCACCGTCGAGTACCCGAAGATCCTGAAGACGCAGCGCGAGAAGGCGGCGATCATCAACGCCATTCGCCGAGCTGGCGAACGCTATCGGGACCTGAACCTCGAGGACACGTTCGACGACTACACCGTCGAAGAGCTGCGCGACTACCTGAAGCAGATCAAAGACGAAGCGGGCAAGGACATCCGCATCGTGGTGCCGAAACGGACGCAGGCGCGGGAAGACGCTCGAGACGCACAGCTACTGAGCGGCGTCGAGACGGCAGAGACGATGTCGCTCGAGGCGTTCCAGGCGAAGCTCGGCGGCATTCCGCGGGACGGCAGCACGTTTCCTGGACAGGGCTACGACCCGATCGACCAGGCTCGTCGTCGTCCACGATCGTCAGGCAACCCGACAGGAGGTGCCGCATGAGTGAGAAGAGCACGACCCCGCCCGCACAGCCGGTCGTCGATCCGTCGCCGACGCAGGCGCCGATCCATCTCGGTTCGACCGAGTACGTCTTCCCGCCCGCGGCGGCTTCGCCTCCAGAGGTGCTCGAGCTCAAGCCGAACAGGCATGCCGATGCGGTGAGCGGTCCAGATCCGCAGGTCTCGTCGATCGGCTACACCACCTGGACGCGTCCCGATGGCGGCACGTTTGTCGCGCCTGTGGCTAATGACGAGACGTACGAACGCAAGGGTTTCACCAAGGGCAAGACCGAAGACATTCCCGACCTGGTGCAGTACCTGGCTGATAACGCCGCCAAGACGCCGAAGGCGCCCAAGACGACGACCAGCGAGAGCTCGTGAACGCGACCGACATCGAGTCGCAGCCCGGTGCGGCGCAGGGCTTGTGGACGCACACGCCCGTCGATTGGGCGGGTAACGATGGCAAGGCGAAGCAAGCAGGCTGGCCTAACAACGCCGCACAGGGGCAGTTCGGACCTGGTAGCGGGACGCGCCCTGGTGGCGCGGTTATGCAGTCCGGTCCCGCCGGTGCGCCGGAGATCCTCAGCGTGCAGCCGACCAACATCACCACGACGGGCTTTGGCGTGGCGGTCGTGTTCGATGCCACGGTCACATCCTGCCGTCTTAATTACGGGCTGACGCAGGCCGCGGCGAGCAACACCGCCGGTACGACCGCGGCGTCGCAGACGATCAGCGCCGCTGGTCTGACGACGAAGACGACCTACTGGTACAGCGTCCAGGCGACGAACGCATCGGGCACGTCGGTGTGCAACCTGCTGCCCGTCACGACTTTCTAGGAGGCATGCATGCGCGAAACACCACCCGCGGAACCCGAAGACGAGGGTGACGAGCTGCCCGATCCTGCTCCTGAGCCCGAACCTGAACCGGAACCCGAACCGTCGCCGGAGCCAACACCAGGTGCCTGACAACAACACGCCCGATGTCATCGACGGACGCAACTTCCTGGACATGGCGAAGCCTGATGCGATGCGCGCCGCGGGTATCAAAACCGACGCCGACTACGCCCGCGCGTACCGCGACGTAGAGCAGATGGTCTCGGCTCGAGACAACCGCGAGTCGCAAACGGGCGTGCACGTACCTGTCGTGGTCAAAGTCTCGGGCAAGCCTGTCAGGGACGCCTGAGCCATGCCGATTCCGAGTGGTCAGAATTGCGGCAACTGCATCTTCATGGACTTCTACGGGCCGTATGCCTTCTACGGGCAGCAGGTCGTCGTGAACGGGCAGCAGGTTGGCTTTTGCCGTGAAGGGCCACCGTGGCCGCGGCAGCACTCACCCTGGCCGGCGAGCTCGGCGCCGGAGCCACGCAACCAGTACCTACTTCAGGTTGAGTGGCCGGAGGTGCAGGCCAACGACTGGTGCGGTGCCTGGCAACCTAACCCGAACCCGCAGCCGGAGCAGCTGCCCGCGTGATGACCGACACGCGTGTGGTGACCGGCACCCGCCAGACTGACGGCTTCTGGCTGCACACCGGCCACCTCACGGTCGCGTGCCGTCTCGACTCTGGCGCATCGGTGACAGTCACGCTGCCCGACGACTGGCAGACGCTGCTCGACCGCATCGCGGTGCTCGAGGCGAGGATTCCCAACTCTTTGGAAGACCTGACCTATGGCGGCTGAGCAGGCGTCCGAGATTGAAGCGACCGCCACGCTCGAGGCCAGGATCATTCGCGCGTGCCGCACCCACAAGGAATGTCCGCTCGATTGCAAGGAGCGGCAGGTCGAAGAGCTCGGCGTCGTCGCCCGAATTGACAAGGAGTCTGATCAGACATGAGTTCCCTCGTGCCGAACACCGGGAAGGCAATCATGAGCGGCCGCATGATCGGCGCGACGCCGTCGCAGGCCGAGCCGCATTTTGTAGGGTGGGGCACCGGCGCCGGCGCCGGCTCCGCCTCGAGCACCGACCTGTCAACTCCCGCGTCTGAGGCGCGCGTCAGCGGCACCAGCACTCAGCAGACCACATCGGTGACGAACGATACGCACCAGGTCGTCGGCACCATCACGGCGTCGGGCGCCAAGACGATCACCAACGTGGGTGTGTTCGACGCCGCGGGCAGCGGTTCGCCACCATCGGGCGGCGTGCTGTACGCCATCTTCGACGGGCTCAGCCAGGCGCTGCTGTCGGGCGACTCAATCCAATTTACGGCGAAGATCCAACTGACCTGAACCGTGGCGACCTTCGTCAAGTGCACGCGACTGCAGGGCGTGATCAACAGCAACGCGGCCTCCGGCAGCGTCACGGCGACCGCCAGCAACACGCTGATCGCTCTGTCCGGCGTGTACTACGGCGGCGCCGCCGGTACGCCCACGATGACGATGACCGGCGGCGGTACGTGGGTCACCGACGCCCGCAACCACCAGCATTTCACCAGTTCTAACGACAACTTTTCCATGGGGTTCGCCAGCGTGCTGAGCGCTACTGGCGGCACGGCGACCATGACCGTGACGTGGAGCAACTCGGCCACCAACTCCGTCGCCGAGGCGTACATCTACGAATTTTCGGGCATGCCGGCCAGCAGCATCGTGGATGTGGGGAGTACCCCGGTGGGCCAGCAGGGCTCGGCCAGTCCGGTGACCACCCCGTCGCTCACGAATGCCAACGCCAGCGACGTCATGCTGGGGTTGGGCGTGACCTACAGCTCGGGTGCCGAGGTGCACGGAGCGCCCACCAATGGGTGGACCATGCCAACCAATGGCGACGAGACGAGTGGCAGTGCGCTCACGAGCGTGACGGCCTACCTGCTCGTTTCGTCCAGCGCCGCGCAATCGACGACCTGGACCGACAGCCCGAGTGTCCCGTGGACGTCGTTCATCGCGGCGTATATCGCGACCGCAACCGTGCCGAGCACGCCTGAGCTGTATGGGGCACCACGGCTGTCGGCGCGCCAGATGACACAACTTCTCGCACAGTGAGGATCACGTAAATGGGCTGGCGCATAGCAATTCTTTCGGGAGAGAACCAGACCCTGGGTACGGGCAACGTGCTGATGGCCGTGAACACCGCGGCGACAGCAACCGCTGCAGCGGGCCTCGTCAAACTCAAGCGTATCGAGATCAGCCAGAGCGGCTCGACGACGCTGGCGATGATTCGTGCCGAAATCGCAACCAGGACCACGGCGGGCACGTTCACGACGACATCCAGGGCACCCGTCAACATCAGCCCGGTGGGCGGCAGCACGCCGGCGCTCGCGGGCTCGACGACAGTGGCGGCTACGGCGTCATCTACGGGCATTACGTCGACGGCGGACGCGACCGGTACGTACACGAGCATCATGCCGTTCAACTTCGCCAATACGGCCGGCTACCTGTGGAAGCCTGACCCGGAGGAAGAGATCATCTTTCCGGCTGCGACGATCTTCGTGGTCAGGTTATTAGCTACGCCAGCCACGACGACGGGCTGGACCTTCAGCATGATCCTCGGCGAGAACGTCTAGGGCGCTCTAACGCATGCCCATCTGGCGCGGTCCCACGCCACGTCAAGCCCCGTGGCAACCGCAGCCAGTGCGGAGGAGGGTCGGTGCAGGCACCCTCTCGACCACCTTTCCGCTGACAGTCAGTTGTACCCAGGCGCAGAGCCTGAGCATCGCGACGAGCAAGGTTTTCCTCCGTACGGTCAGCGCCACGCAGGCGACGAGCGCGTCCGTTGTGGTGCGCGCGAGCGTCAAGTACACGCTCACGGGCACGGCCACGCAGGGCAGCAGTCTGCTGCTCGGCACCAGTTCGGTGGTGCTGCCGACCGACTATTACACCACCGCATTCCCGGTCGCCGAGAACCCGATCAACGAAGGTGGCATCTGGTCGCTCGGCGGTCGCGACGGTGTCGATTGGACGAACCCTAGGACGGTCACCAATAAGGCGTTCGGCACCGAGTCGGGCACAGATTCACCGCCGTACACCGACTCCATCGCAGCCATTAAAGGGACGTGGGGCGCCGACCAGGAAGTCACGGCGACGGTGTTCAACACGATCGGCAATGTCGGGCCGTACTGCGAAGTCGAACTGCTGCTGCGGTTCACCATCACGCCTCACGCGGTGACGGGCTACGAGATCACGCTCAACGCCAACTCGAACCTGTCGTACTTTGAGGTCAACCGCTGGAACGGGCTGGCGTACGGCAACCCGTCGAACTACACGCAGATCGGCAGCTACACAACCGGCGCGGTGGTGCACGACGGCGACGTATTCAAGGCGACCATCATCGGCAGCACCATCCGCGTCTACCAGAACGGGACGCAGGTCCTGGGGCCGATTGTTGACTCGACGTACGCGACGGGCCGACCAGGCATTGGCTTCTTCACCTGGGACAACAGCACTCCCCATGTTGACCCGAGTCTGTACGGTTTCACGCGCGTCACGCTGCATACGGTCGGCGCGCCGATCCCGCTAACCCGCTCGGTCTCGGTCGGCACCACCGTCAATCTGGTCAGGAAGCCGTCCCTCACACGTGCGCTGACGCAAGCGCAATCGGTCGTCGCCACCAGACAAGGCCGTCTGAGTCGCCTCCTGAGCGTGGCACAGGCGCTGTCGCTGAGTCGTGGCAGCAGCGCCAGTACGCAGACTGTCTCGGCCATTGTGCAGACCGTCGTCAGCCTCCAGGTGCGCCAGGTCAAGGTACAGACGCTGACGGTGCTGCAGGCCCTCGGCGCGACGCTGGTCAAGCAGGTCCGCACCGTGCGGTCGTTGAGCCAGACGACGGGTCTGCTGCGCAGTCAGCGGATTGCGGCGCAGCGCACGCTTGGTGTGGGCGAGTCGGTCAGTTTGAGCTCGGGGTCGACGACCGTGTACTCGGCGGTCGGCTTCGCCGCGGTCGGTACACACGCGACCGCGACCGCGATGGGGGCGCCTCTACCTCCCACGCCTGGGCCGGAGCCCGAGCCGCTGCCCGAGAACCCGACCTTTGAGCCGTTCGACAGTGTGCTTGCGCCGGCGTTAGGTCGCGCGTCCGTTCCGAGAGCACCCGTCTTGTTACCTTACCGTCGCACAGGGAGTCGCTGAGTATGCCGAGCCTCGCCGAGTATCGAAGAGCGGTCGCGGTCGAGAGCGGGTCGTTTATCGGACCCGAGAGCTATGACGTGCGCGCGACCAGTGGCTCGGACACAACCAAACTGGTGTGCTCGAGCTACCCGATCAGGTCGGGCATTGCGCAGGATGACCTGCTCACCGAGCGACCGTTGTACCGTCCCGACGCCGTGAATGCGCACGACCGCGATCGGTACGTGCTCAGCTACGACCCGTCAACAGGCACCATCACGCCCGATCTTGCCTGGATCATGCCGCCCATCGCGCCGTCAGGTGGGTCGAGCTACGCCTACCTGGAGACGTTCACGTACGGCGGGCTCGAGACGATGCTGTACGAAGAGATGGAGGATCTTGGCACCGCGGGCATCGGCGAGCGTTTCGAGATCCTGAATTGTTTCGACCGTCCCACACTGCATCAGCTTGTGAATGACGGACTGAAACAGTGCTGGATGGTGATTGAGATCGCCTGCGTTCCGACGCCGGGCGCGGTGCGCCACAACCTGAGTGTGGTCGCACCCTGGATTCAGGACGCCAACCACATCCGCCAGGCCGGCGTGCTGCGGGCCGAGACCGACCGCAATCAGGACGACCCGTTCGACAACCTGGTGTATGGCACTGTTGAGCGCGACGGCGGCGACTTTTACTTCAACACGGGCGTGCGCTCGTTCAACGCGGGCGACGTGCTGTACCTGCGCTGCTACAAGCGTGCGTACGACCACTGCCGACCGAGCGGCGGCAGCTACGGCGACCAGGTCGGGCTGAGCCTGGAAACGGACGAGGCGCCCATCGAACGTGACTGGCTCGCCAGCTCGGCGCTGACCGTGGGCTGGCGTCGCTTCGGGCACCTGCTCGAGCCGTCGTCTGCACAGCGTCTGATCCGAGACCAGGCGAGCGCCGCGGCGTGGTTCGCCGACCGATCGCGGCAGCACTTCACCGCGGTCGCGCCGACGCTGACGCTGCGTATGGCGCGGCGCTTCGGGCCGATGGTGCGCTCGTGAGCATTTACTCGGCTAAGGCCAGTCCGTTCCCATATACGTTTAAAATCGGCAGTGTTGGCTTGCTGCTGACGCCGCCCAAGCCTGGGCAACCGCTGGTCACCTCGAGCAAAACGCAGGACATCGCGCAGGTCCAACCCCCGAGCTTCGACTACGCCGGCGCGTCGCCGATCAGTGACCGAGACGAACCGTACGAGTCGCTCGTGCTCGGCATGGGCCAGCGCATGCAGGAGAAGTGGCAGGACTGGAAATACGCATCCGCGCAGGGTGTGGATCTGTCGGTCTGGCCCTGGTGCAAGGGTCCCGAGATCACGCTGCTGACGCCTGCTTCACATGACACGGTGACGGGCGTCAGGACGTTCTTCGAGCTCGGCACGAGTGTGTACTGCGCGCAGGGACGCTACATCCTGCGGCGCGATTCAGACGCCACCTGGACGATGGTCAAGGACTTCGGTGCTGGCGTAGCTGTGTTGAACGTCGAGGTCTTCACCTCAAACTTCGACGGCGTGCAGCGGGCGTGGATCGCGCTCTCGAGCGGGCCGGCGCAGTATTCGTCGAACGGCACTACCTGGACGGCGATGGCGACGTTCGGCGCGCTGGCGTTCTGCACCATCGGACGTGAGTTCTGGTGGGCCGATGACGTGAACCGTCTGAGAAAGTGCGATACGAACGCCGACCCGACGAACGAAGCGAACTACACCTCGCTCATTTTCCGAGCGGGCGACAAGTCAGCGCCGATCACTGCGCTGATGGTGACCGCGGCGAGCGGCATGATCATCTCGAAGACGGACGGCATGTACACGCTGGACGCGCTCGGCAACGACCACCAGCTCTTTCCCTTTCTTCAATTCGCTCCTGATGCGAACGGCGGAAAAACTTGGGGTCAATTTGAGAACGATCTCTATACGGCGTACGGCACCAACCTGGCGAAGATCGACCCGAACCTGACCATCGGCGAGGTTGGGCCAGAGAAGCTGGTCAACAACGACTCGCCCGTCCGCGGCAAGATCACCGCCTTCGCCGGTATCGGGACGATGTTCGCGTACGCCGCAGTGTTCAACCCCGACACGCTGACCGGCTATCTGGCGAAGTTCGGCGGATGGGTCTCGCAGCAGGCGCTGATCTCGAGCCCGGCGGTGCCCAACGCGCAGATGTTCGACGCGGTGCACGTCGATGCATGGCACGGCTCGTTGTCCGACCCGTTCGTGGGCCGCGCGATTCAGTCGCTGTTTGTCTCGAAGGTGGGAGCTCCAGCAGGGCATACCAGGACGTATCTGGGCTTCAGCGACGGCACGGTCGGCTACATGGTCAACCCATGCGTGCCCAATCCCGCGGCGTGCGCGCAGTATCGGTTCCACGTCGGTGATGCCTGGGTCGATCTGCCGTTGTGGCACGGCGGCTACCACGCGTCGGTCAAGTCGTTGCGGCATCTGAGCGTGACGGGGCAGCAGTTGAACGCGACGAACTACGTCACGATCGACTACAAGCTCGATCCCGCTGCCGCAGGCTGGACCAGTTTCCCGAACGTGTTCGACTCGTTCACGTACGAGATGGCGCCCATGCCGATTACCGCCAGCGCGGTGCTGGCGCAGTTCAGGGTGCACCTGCACAACACGACCAACGTCACCTCGCCGCTGGTGTCGGCGGTCTCAATCGGCCACGCGCTGCGTCCGAAACGCTTTATGCAGATCGAATTTTCCATTCTTTGCTCGGACGGTCTGGT